GAGAACCTTTGGGTTCATACTGTCGCCAAGCGCATCCGTTCTATGCAGGATAATGAGTCGAAGGACAAGTTTGTAATTCCTGATGTTCGGTTTCCAAACGAACTGGAATTCATTCGAAGGATGGGTGGGCATATTATCCGTGTTGTAAGAGGTCCTGACCCTGAGTGGTATAGTCTCGCTCATGCGGCTAACAATCCTAGTTTCACACATTCGAATGAAGCCTATGCTGAGATGGAAAAGTTAGGTGTTCACTACTCTGAGTGGGCATGGATTGGTCAGCAATTCGATTATCAGATCGATAATAATGGCAGCCTTCTAATGTTGGAGTCTGATATAAAACATATGTTGAAGGTCTTTACAGGCCCGAAAAAACCTGATACAATGAGTAATGTAGCGTGAAATTAGGAGTATATCATGAAGCTATCTGAACAGACATTGACTGTATTGAAGAACTTTGCATCCATCAACTCTGGTGTTGTTCTACAAAAAGGTAATGTTCAAAAGACTATCTCACCTGAACAGACTATCCTGTTTGAAGCTAAACTCGAAGATAACATCCCTGAACCGTTTGGTATCTATGACTTGAACCAGTTTCTCGGTAATGTCACCACATTGAAGAATCCTGAACTGACCTTCTCTGATAAGAGTGTCATTATGGATGATGGTGATATCCAGTTGAACTATTACTCATCATCTCCAGGTCTCATCATCTCTCCTCCTCAAGGCAAAGACCTTGTGTTGAAGAACGTTGATGTTACCTTTAATCTCACTAACAACACCTTGACCAAGCTTCTCCGCTTGGCAGCCATGAATGATCTGTCCAACATTACAGTTGTTGGTAAGAACGGTGAACTTCGTTTGCAGACTCATGAGAAGTCTAACGATACTTCGAACTTCGCATCAACAAAGGTCGATGACTATACTGGTGCAGACTTTGCCGTATCTTTCAAGACTGAATATCTTCGTTTGATTCCAGATGACTACACCGTCGAGATTTCAATCGGCAGTTTCTCTAAGTTTGTTAATAAGTCTGGTAATCTCACCTATTTCATTGCGATGGAGAAGAAATAATGGCTACCATTGGTCACAACCACCCAACCGTCACCGTCAATTCACTTTCGAGTGAGGACAAGAAGAAGCTTCGTGGTGCTATCAATGAACTGAATGATAGCATGACCCGCACAGCGGCTGAACGTGACCTTCAGAAAGAAACCATCAACAAGGTCTTCGAAGACCTTGGTGTTGATAAGAAGGTTGTTCGCCGCATGGCTAAAGCCTACTACAAGGCTAACTTCAACGAAGAAATCGAAGAAAACAAAAACTTCGAAGAGATGTATGATGTGGTTATGAAAACCCTTCCGTAAGGAGTTGATATGAAGTTTGTAACTGTCATGGATATGTGGTTACTGTTGATGAACCTCGGGCTTCTGGGGTTCATCATCTATTTTGGTCGTAATGTTCTAAAGACGCTGATTCGCATTGCTTCGATTAATGAAAAGTCCAGCGATTCACCTGAAAGAACTCGTGTTCTGAAAATCATCCGAGCCGAGATCGAAACACATTCACAGATGGCTTCGATGGGTGATGCGGATGCTCGTGTGGTTTGTGATGTTCTGAAGGACATTGAAAAACAGATCGTGGGCAAATGATCGATCAAAAACGAAAAGAAAGATTAACGGAGTTGTCGAACTATATTGACAACGCCATCATGATGTGTGATAATAGTTCTGAGATGTTAGGATTAGCCTCGTTGATGATGGTGTATTCCAGAAACATAATCATCGATCAACTAGGTGATGATGTTTGGCGTAAAGTGGTTGAAAATTTTGTGAAGGGTGGAAAATGACTGAGTTTCTCTGGTGTGAAAAGTATCGACCTAAGTCTGTTGCTGATTGTATCTTGCCTGATCGTATCAAGAGTGTGTTTCAGAGTTATGTTGATACAGGGTCTATTCCAAATCTGATGTTGACTGGTTCGGCTGGTGTCGGTAAGACAACGGTCGCTCTTGCTATGTGTGAGCAGATTGGCTTGAACCACTTGTTCATCAACTCATCGGAAGAGCGTGGTATCGATACTCTTCGAACCAAGATCAAGGGTTATGCTTCTACCATTTCACTGACTGGTGGTCGAAAGGTTATCATTCTAGATGAGGCCGACTATCTCACACCAGAAGCTCAGGCTGGTTTGCGTGGAACTATCGAAGAGTTTTCGGACAACTGTACCTTCATCTTCACCTGCAATTTCAAATCTCGTTTGATTGATGCTCTACATTCTCGGTGTTCTGTCATTGACTTCTCATTGAAGCCTGAAGAAAAACCTCGTATGGCATCACAGTTGTTCGCTCGTCTGAGTGTTGTTCTTGGTAAAGAAGGTGTTGAATATGACAAGCAAGTCCTCATTAAAATCATTGAAAAGTTTTTTCCAGACTATCGCAGGACTCTCAATGAACTCCAACGATACAGCAACACTGGCTCTCTTGATGCTGGTATCATCTCTCAGGTTTCAGATGTAAGGAAGATCAATGATCTGGTTGGCTATCTGAAGAACCAAGACTTCTCGGAAATGCGTAAGTGGGTTGTAGCCAACTCTGATATCGAACCAGCCCGTATCTACCGTAAAATCTATGACTCTCTTTATGAGTATTTCAAACCAGATAGCATTCCTCAGGCTGTGGTTATCTTGTCAAAGTATCAGTATCAATCTGCATTTGTGGCTGATCAAGAGATCAACCTCGTGGCTTGTTTGACAGAGATCATGGTGGATTGTGAGTATGTCTAACAGGCGCAATGGTTTTAAGAAGCTTCTGGCCAATGTGAAGATGAATGGTGTCTCTCAAGATGCTGATGGTAATTGGACTATCATAAACTCATCTACCAATCGAAAGAGAATGGAAAATTCTTCTGAAGGTTCTTGGTGGGGCAGTTGTAAAAATTCTAAGAAGTGGATACCAAGCAAAGTATTCATAACAGAAGCAGACTTAAAATCGATCTGGATAAAACAAAATGGTCGATGCTATTGGTTTGATGTTCCTTTGGATATGAATCTACTTTTTTCTGATAATCCAGAATACATACCAAAACATCCTCTTGCACCTTCAGTTGATAAGATTGATGATAGTGCCGACTATACAGCAGATAACATTGTGATATGCTGTAGACTTTCAAATTTTGGTAGAAACACTTGCCCTGCGGGTAAGTTCCGAGAAATCGTAGATATCGTAACCAAGAAAACTGAAGTATCAAATCTAGAAAAGTTTTATCAATGAACCATACTCTTTCTAAACAGCAGAATATGGAAATTCTGGGCAAAACCGGAGAGAAGATTGTAGCCAACTTCTATTCTCGCAAGGGTAAGCTTGTCGAGCAGGCTATCAATCACTTCGATAACACCAAAGATATGACCGTTGATGGTGCGAAGGTAGAGGTCAAGACACAGGTCCCGTTTGTGTTGAAGAACGCCTTCACCTTCAGAAAGAACCAGCTTCGGAAGTGTCTGAGTGCCGATGGTGTTGTCTTTGTATCTGTGCCTAATAGTGTGAAGCCACATTGGTCGGACGGTAAGGTCTATCTGATCGAACCTTCGAAACTCAAATATAACCACTACAAAACAAAAGACGGTCGTGATATGGTCTTGATTCCTATCAATCAACCTGATATGATGGAGATGTATCAAATGACTCGGGAAGAATGTATTGAACTTCAAAAGTATACAACAAGTGAGTGGAAATGATGGCTGATCTATTCAAAGACGTAATACCATCTATTCTACAAAGCAAGAAGCATGTAATCTCCTCAGAAAATGAGAAAGATTATGTGCCTTTTGTCGTTAATAAAGCATTGTCATTCCACTATGACTGTGTTCTTCAGGCGAACCAAATGAATCTCATTCCTAACACCGAGAAACTTCTTCAATTCCATTATCTTATAAATAAAATAAGAGGGTATCGCCGACCATTCCAGAAGTGGCATAAGCGCGAGACCATCGAAGATTTGGAGTCCATCAAGGAGTATTTCAACTACTCGAATGAGAAGGCTAAGGAAGCACTTACAGTCTTGACTTCTGATCAGATCATTGAAATAAGAAAAAAATTGAATAAAGGTGGTTTGAATGCTGAATCCAAACGAACTAATAGAGGTGCTACTAAAAGACCCTGATGATTTCCTTAAAGTTAGAGAGACTCTCTCACGCATCGGTGTAGCATCGAAAAAAGATAAAACGCTATATCAGTCCGCACACATCTTACATAAGCAAGGTAAGTATTACATTATACATTTTAAGCAACTGTTCATACTAGATGGTAAGAAGTCTGACTTCTCCGAAGAAGATAATGCTAGATTGAATACTATTGCAAATTTATTGGCTGAATGGAACTTACTGAAGTTGGTTGATCCTAGTAAATCTCAGGACCCTGTTGCACCGTTGAGCCAGATCAAGATCATCTCACACCGCGAGAAAGATGATTGGATCCTCGTAACTAAATACAACATAGGCAAGAAACGCAGGGACGACTGATATGTCAAACACCACATTTATGCTATATGCTCAGAAGATGGGCGGTATTGATGCCAATAATTATATTGGCCGATCCGGTGAAGTTTTCTATGATACGAATGGCAATAGCCCTATCAGATTATCTGATGGTCATACTCCAGGTGGTCAAGTTTTCGCTATCACATCGAATAGAGTTTCTTATAATCCGCAGTTTACCGCTAACGGCAATACAGTTCCTGGTGCCGTTACAACCGGATCATATGTTAAGCAAGGTCTTATAACTCACTTTAGAGTTAATGTGGAGCTTGCTAATTGTAATGCCGCATCTTTTATTGATGGTGGTCAATATCAGGTTCTTCTTCCTTTTCCAACTACTGCAACAATTACAATTCGTGGTGGAACACTACACCAGACAAACGGCGATTCAAAATACCATATTGCTGGAATCACTGATACGGCCATTTCAAACACTGTAATGAAATTGTATTATTCAGGTAGTACCACAGACTTAGCATGGAAGAATACAACACCTGTAGGCGCAACTTCTAACACAAGTCACTTCGATATCTCTGGCGCATATGAAACGAATACTATGTTTGGCTAATTGAACTTTCTATAACATAATGGAGTATATTATGACTACTTTGAAAATCTTCAAGACTCATCCTGAAGTGCAACTACCAAAATTTGCTACTAAGCAATCGGCTTGCTTCGATATCTCATATCAGGCATGGGGTAAAGGTAGCTACAAAGGCTACAACAAGGTCAACGCAAACTTCGAACGCCAGATTGGTTCAGGTGCAGAAGGTGTTATTACGATTACCCCCGGTGATCGAGTAATGATTCCGACTGGTATGATCTTGGATATCCCTGAAGGCTATTCTGTTCGTCTACATCCTCGCTCAGGTCTACCATTGCAATATACATTTGGTGATCCTGTAATCAATGTATGTGGTGATGGGCAAGTAGGATGCGGAATACATAAATCACCAATTCTAGATACTGCTGGCATTAGATGTATCCTTCTTTATCTGTAGTGATCGAACTTGTGTCGATCTTGGCCCATGTAACATCCACATTATAAGTATTTGCTAGATATACATTTGATGTAATGTAGTCTTTGTAATAGTTTATAATGAAGTTATATGCGGCCAGTGTATCGAAGCGAATCAACTTAGTGGTCGCAAACGATTGACTACCACCTGACACAAAATTAGCGGTAAAACTTATCGAAGCGGTAGTATCACTGGCATATGAATAGTTTATACCTGTTACATACTTATCAGGCGGAACTTCACTGAATGCATATTTAACATTAGCCACATTCTGTATATCGTTGCCGTATGGTCTATCATAATAGACTATGTTTTCAGTATTACCTTGAGACCATGCACCAGAAAACAGTATTCCACCACCATTAGCCGTAACGACCACACCTCTTTGATAAGGTGTGATCACTACGTTAGAAACATTAGATACTGCAACAACAGAATTTCCCGCATCAAAATCCAACACAAAGATAGTATCATTTGCATACGCTTGACTATACGAACTTGGTACTGGATCTGGATCAAGGAAATAAGTGGCCATTAGTGTTCATGACCTTCTTCACAACACTCTTGTTCAGCCCTTGCCTGCATCAAAACAGATTTGACCATTTCTTCCATCTCTTCTTGTGTTGGCGCTTCTTTATCGGGATTCAAATCGATACGAGGTGCTATGTGAACTAGATGAGTTTTTGATTCAATTAAGATATCATCCGAACCAACCATGTTGACTTTCTTGGCATTGATGTTCAGATCACCATCACAGTTGAAATCGAGATTGTTGTGACCTTCGATGACAATGTTATTGTTGTCATCGATCTTGATCATAAGCTTACCAACCTTAACCAAGGCTGGAGTATTTTCTATCTCATATTCATGATAGTTAGTAATCATCACGCAACCTTCTTAGGTCTGCCTCTGCCACGCTTTACAGGATTATCTTCGACGATATTCAATCCTGTTGAACCAAGACCACCGGTGCGGTCAGTTCTCTGTGTAGGTTGAACGAGAGTTTCTTCGATTGTATAACGCTCATCTTTGACCAACTCAGCTTGCGCTAGGCGTTCACCATGATGAATGTTAACACTTACGTCAGAGTTGTTCTGGATAAGCAAGAAGAGTTCTTCGAAGTAGTCTGAATCGATAACTGCTTCACAGTTAGCAAGAGTGATGGCATGTCTCAATGAAAGACCTGAGCGAGGATGTAGACGAACAGAATAGC